CGGGGGCGCCTGAGTCATGGATTCCTCCCCAGCCGGGGGACTCGCCGAAGACGATCGCCCGCGCCATCAGGGGTACCCAGGGGGCGTTGAAGTCCCCCGAGGGGATGAGGCGCCTGGAGCGCACCCTGGAGGGACATGTGCTGGCCGCTGCGCGCCGAACCGTCGCCGACGCAGTGGATACCGCGCCGTCCTCAATTGAGCTCATTGAGGGCGCCCTGGATGACCTGGCGAAGGACCTCGAGGAGTTCTCCGAGAATGCCCAGAAAGCGATCGTCGAGGACGTTGAGAAGGTCGAGGCCCGTCGCCGCCCGCGCATGGCTCTCGAGGAGGCGTTCGAGAAGGTCGCCGACCGGATCGAGGAGGCCGTGCGCACCCTCGATGAGGAGGATCTTGTCAAGGAGCGCCATCGCAGCATGAAGGTGTTCTCGGAGGTACCGGACAAGTACCGCCGCAACTCCAGGGGTGAGCTGATTGCCCGGCCGTTCGCTTTCGCCCGCGTCACTCACCCGAACAAGAATGGCCCCTGTGGTTTCTGTGCGATGCTCGCCTCTAGGGGGCCGGTCTATAAGTCGTCGGAGTCGGCAGGTATTGGGGCTGACAGGTACCACGATCACTGTTTTTGCACGTGTACTCCGGTTTTTACCTCCAAGCACTGGGAAGGGAAGGAACAGCAGGTCGAATACGAACGTGTGTACAATGAGGTTGTGCGCGACCAAGACCTTCACGGCGTGGATGCTCGTCGCGCAATGGACAAGTACTTCCGGGAGAAGCAGAAGGAGCGTAAATGAGCGACACCCCCGCGCCTGAGCCCTCCGTCGTTGAAGAGACTGACGGACCTATCTCAACCACCGACTACCCCATCGAGCACCCCGAGGAGGCCTCCAATGAGACTCCTGCGAAGGACGAGGAGACTCCTGCGGAGGAGGCGCCGAAGGATGATGAGGAGACTCATTCGGATGAGGTGAGTGAGCTGCGCGCCCAGCTGGCCGCACTCACCGAGAAGCTCGAGGCGAAGGAGGCCGCCGAGCGTGCCGCCGCCGAGCTCTCCGAGAAGGAGGGCCTCCTCTCCAAGGCCAACATTCCGGCCCGCTTCGCTTCATTCCTCACCGGAGACAAAGACTCGTGGCAGGAGCAGGTAGACGCCCTCGCCACGCTGCGCGAGCAGGCAGACGCCGCGCCCGCGCCGTCAGTCCCCCGCGACCCTGCGGTGGATGCAGACCTTGAGACCGAGGATGACGGCCTGAGTGAGGCGCTCGGGTTCTTCGGCCTCGCAGACCAGTAAGGAGGGCATATGCCTGCACCCGCGTACAACCCCGACAACGAAGCCAAGATCGAGACAGTATCCAAGATTCTCGGCGCTAACGCTGGGAATGAGGCCGCGTTTCCCAAGACCGTCGTAAAGGGCATCTGGGACAACGCCATGAAGGGCTCTGTCGTTCAGGGCCTCGCCGGTAGCGTCCCGGTCTCCATCAACGGTACCGCCATCCCGATCCCTGTCGGCCAGCCCACCGCTGGCATCGTTCAGGAGGGCGGCCTTAAGCCGGTCGCTACCCTGTCCAGCAAGGTCAAGACGGTCACCCCGGTCAAGGCTGCCGTGATGATCCTCTACTCGGAGGAGACCGCTAAGGCTGACCCGCTGGGCGAGTACTCTCGTATCCAGAAGGCTCTCGGTGAGGCCATTGCTCGCGCCATCGACACCGCCGTCATTCACGGCATCGACGCGAACACCGGTACCGCCATCACTGGCAAGGAGGCCCTGACCTCCACCACGAAGGTGCAGGAGCTGGACCTGGCCTCCACCGCTACCGGCTACTTCACCAAGCAGCTGTCCGCCGCCTATGACAAGGTTGTGCTGGATGACGCTGACGAGGCTGAGTTCGGCTTCGATCACTTCCTCCTGGCCCCGAAGTTCCGCAGCAACCTGGTGAACGCCCTGGATGCTCAGGGGCGCCCGCTCTACCAGCAGGCCCCCGACATCACCGCGAAGTTCGGCACTGTCCTGGGTGTCCCGGCTACCTACTCTCGTGCCGTCTCCGGCTACGAGAGGGCCAAGGTCGCCGGGGCTAAGCTTCTCGGTATCGGCGGCGACTTCAAGGACGCCCTGCGTCTCGGCTTCGTTGAGACCATCACCTACCGTAAGGCGACCGAGCGTGCCGGTGGTGTTGACCTCTTCGACCGCAACATGGGTGCGATCCTCGCTGAGGCCCAGTTCGGTTGGGTTCTGCGTGACCCGCGCGCGTTCGTGAAGATCACCAGCAAGTGACCCGGGTGGTGGCCGCTGGTTTCGGCTGGCGGCCACCCCGTGGCCTGGTTTCCTGAGGAGGTGGAGAAGTGACGGTAGCAACACTGGATGATGTTCAGGGGTCGCTTATGCGGTACCTGGAGGATGATGAGAAGGTCTGGGTGCAGGCTCTTCTGGATAGGGCTGAGGCCCTGATCCTGTCGCGCATGCCTGACGCCGTGAACCGGTGTCGCGTCGACTACAGCTTCTCCATCATCATGCGGATGGTGGAGGCTGAGTCGGTCTCCCGTGTCCTCAGGGCGCCTGGCGGCGGCCTCTACAAGTATGAGACCGAGGGCACGTACACCTACTCGGTGAATCAGGCCGTCGCGTCCGGCATCCTGGAGATCACCGACCGGGACTGGCGGGCCCTGCAGGCTGGCACATCCGGGTGGGGTGTAGCTGGGGCCGAGATGGACGGGTACGCGCGGCGCACGCACCTTCTGGGCGCCTTGGAGGGGCCGCTGACGGTTGATCCTACGTATCTGCGTGGCCCGTCGGTCCTGGACTTCGCTGGGGATCACCCTGTGTATGACGAGGATGAGGTGACGCTGTGGTAGGGTTCCGGCCCCGTCGTGGGCGCTACCTGGAGAATGGCCCCCACGTGGTGGAGGTGACTCTCGCTGTCGTCAAGGAGGGGCGCACTGGGCGCCGGTTCGAGCGGGGGGAGACCTTCGTGATTGACAAGGTGCTGGTGCAGCCGTCAGCCGGTAACGCCTTGAAGGCTACAGAGAACCGCGTCATCCGGGGCGACCTCACGGATGAGACCACCTTGAAGGTTTTCGGCACTGGCCGGAAGTGGCCGGGTGGTCCGCACTCGTGGGTGAAGATCATCAAGGGACCTGAGTCCCTGGTGGGGAAGACGTTCCAGCAGGCCGGTGAGCCGCTCACCTATGACGCCTCCCCGATGACTCACCACTGGTCGGTGCGTTGCGACACGCTCGGAACGGAGTCCCGATGATCGAGGTCTACGATAACGAGGCTGTTCACGAGGACATTGCTGCCGTCGTGGCCCGCCAGCCTGAGTTCGCTGCCGCCGCCGCAAAGGTGTTCGCCGAGATTGAGGCGTCTGCTGCAGCGCACATGCAGACTGGGGAGCAGGTCGCGTCGTTCAGCCTGTCGCAGGGGAAGGTGGACTGGTCCATCGCCCCGTCCACTGACCATGATGCGGCCCTGGAGTTCGGCCACTATGTGTATCAGGATGCTCAGGGGCGCCGGTCCGGACGGGAGGGTGCCCGTTATCGCACGTGGGTCCACGGCACTTACATCATGCGTAGTGTTGTCAGCGCCCATGGGGGGTTCTGATGGCGTTCGTTTCTCCCCTCCCGTTCATCTACCGGTACGTGCAGGATGCCGCCGCCGCCAGCGCGGCCGAGTGGCCGATCCTCTCCCGGATCGTGTGGCGCACTCACGGTGACGTGGACGACCCAATGAATGAGCTCGTGTGCCGCGTCCAGATGACCATCTCCCGAATTCACCCGTCTGGGCCGACGTTCGCGGCAACCCAGATCAGGGCTCGCCTGTACATGACTGGGCCAGACGGGGATGAGGTGTCCGACGCGAGCGACGCGCTCGTGCAGGCCATCGAGAAAGCTTGGAGGTCAGGAATGGTGACCTCCGAAGGCTGGGCTACTTACCTCGAGTGGACCCAGCTGCCCACGCCGGAAACCGACATGGGCACAACCGCCGACTACATCAACATGGTTTCGTCCCTCCAGGTGACGGCCAGGAAGGGAGCCTGATGGCTAACCTCGGAAACAGCAAGATTCAGATCGCGGGCCGTGGCCACGTCTACTACGCCAATAACGACACTGAGGCCCCCAACCTTGACGGCTACGTCTTCGGTGACGGCACCACCCTGGAGGGGAGTGGGTGGACCTGGCTGGGCGACACCTCCAGTGAGAACCTGATCGAATTCGATTCCGATGGTGGAGACACGTCCACCAAGCGGACCTGGGACCGTCAGGGTGTGCGCTCCACCCGCGAGGACGTCACCAACAAGGTCACCATCAACGCCGTCAACCTCGGGGAAGACGTCATGCGTGTGGCGTTCCCGGGCTCTACCTACGACCCGGCGAAGCGCGCCTGGGATATCGAGCTCGACGCCTCCAGTGAGCGCGCCATCCTCGTTGTCGTCGAGGACGGCCGCATCGTCTCCGGCTACCTGTTCCGCCGCGTCTCCCTCGCCGGAAACATGCCGTCCCTGTCTCTGGACAACTTCACTGAGGTCAAGATCGCGGGCACTCTCCTGTCCCCCAACTCGGGTAAGACGCGCGTCCAGATGCTCGAGCCTCGCACCGTCACCGGTATCGGTACCGCGAAGCCGACCATTGCCACCCTGACTCCCGCCTCCGGCGCGGTCGGCGCGAAGGTCGTCATCGCCGGATCCAACTTCGATGGCGTCCGGGAGGTGAAGTTCGGCGACAAGGTGGCCTCCTTCGAGAAGGACTCTGCTACGCAGATCACCACCTACGTTCCTCGCGGCCTGAACACTGGCGCTACGAACGTGGTCGTCACGAACAACGTTGCCGCCTCCGACGGCAAGCAGTTCACCGTCAACTGACGGCCGATATACTAGGGGCGCCGCCATGTAGGGGTGTGTGGCGGCGCCCCTTCCAACACCCCGAACACCCCACTGGAAGGAATGTCTCATGGCTACCAAGAAGGCCGATAAGCTCCCCCCGTTCTCCTCGCTTCCGGGACACGAGCTGCTGGCACCCCCGCATTCACTGCGTCCCTCTAAGCGGATGCGACTGACGTCCGTACTGGAGCCGTTCATGGGGGATACTGCGGACGATGTGAACCTCCTGGCTGTTCTCGCTGACGTCATGGAGGCCCTCGAGGATGGCGGCTTCGTCAAGGACCTGGACGCCTGGGACAAGTTCTATGACGACTCCGACATGGAGGACATTATCAACCTGGTTATGGCTTACGCGGGGGAAGCCGCAGGCGCCAAGAACTAGATGACTTCTTCGAGAGGCACCCGGACGCTGCGGCGGACTTCTGGGCACTGTACCGGATTGACGTCCACGGCGATTACCGGGTGTCTCTCGTAAGTCAGCTTCTTGAGCGCCTACCGCATGAGCCCTGGAGCCTGTATCGGGCGAACGAACTGGGGGGTGACCAGTGGTTCGGTTACTCGCATGACTCGGAGAGGTTGAATGAGGAATTGGATAGGTTGGCGCTGCTGATTAAGGCGTCCGCCACCAATAAGGCGACACTGAAAGACTCTGAGATGATGCCTCGGCCCGCGAAGGCCAATTCGGTGTCGGTGGTATCATCGAATGACACAGCTGGGGTTGCGGCCCTGTTTGCTTCGCTGGGGTAAGGAAGGTTAGGGATGGCTGGTAAGGGGACAGTTGGTAAGCTTTCCGTCAAGGTCGTCCCTGACCTTTCTGACTTCGCTAAGAAGCTCCGCCGCGACCTTAAGCGTATCCAGAAGCAGGTCAAGGACCTTGATATCGCCTTCAATGCGGAGGTGAGGCTCGATAAGGAGTCGCTTAAGAAGGCGCGCGAGGAGGCCGCGAAGTCTGACGTCCGCTTCAAGGCTGAGGTGGACCTTAAGTCGGGACAGCTGGAGGCTCTTCGGAAGAAGATTCAGCAGATCAAGTCTGAGGTGAAGGTTAACGCGGACCTCTCTGAGGAGCAGAAGAAGAAGCTCCAGGAGAAGCTCGACAATATCCGCACGGCGGTCAGCCTGTCTACGCGGCCGGGTGACCTCGCTAAGTTGAAGAGGGACGTGGAGCGTGCCGCAGGTGATGTCAAGGCTGGCCTGACGGTGAACGAGAGGTCGTTCCGCCAGTTCCAGGCGAGGCTTAACGCCCTTAAGGCAGATATTCCAGCCCGCGCCAAGCTGGATGGGGCTGCCGCTAAGGAGCTCCAGGCGCGCATCGCTGCCCTCAAGGCTGACGTGGAGGTGCACGCGAAGCTCTCCGAGGAGCAGAAGAAGAAGATCAAGCACGAGCTCAGCAAGCTCGATGGCAAGGTCGCCGTGAATGCCGACCTGGATGACGGGAAAGCTCGGTTCGACCTTAAGCGCCTGACTCACCCCCGGTGGGTGGACATTCATGTGCGCCTAGCTAAGACGTCTCTCGCCCGCATGGCGGCCCAGTTGAAGGCTCTTGCTGGCGGGAACGTGTTCGAGTCGATCGGCCGCAACCTGAATGACTTCCTCCGCAACCTGGATACGGCGGCCGTGAAGATCGGCACCGTGTCCACCTTGATTGGTAGCGCAGTGTCGGTGATCGGCTCCGGCCTGGGCGTGTTCTCTTCCTTGAGTGTGGGGATCGCCACGTCCACGCCCGCCCCATGACGGC